TCGCCGTCACCATCTGGTAGAATAATGCCCGACCTCTTAACGATCTCCTCACAGAAATCAATAAGAGGCGAAGCTTCCGTGACAAACCACGAGCGGTAAATGGAATACACCTTCGATATAACAGAAAACGGTATCGATTGATCGAACCGTTTAAAATCTATCGAAAGTATCCGCTTCCCTGATGATAGGAGGCGCGTCACCTCAACATCGACGGCATGAGACGAGTCCCATGCACAAAAGGTAGGAATCCTTTTCAGCTCGTCGAAAAGAGGCTTCTGGATGGTTTTCTCCAGATTAGCTAACGCGCGTGGCATCATGTAGATGAGTCGTATCTTAGCGCATCCTCCGGGATTTAAATCTTCGTGGGGGGGACCCAATGGTTGCCCACGGTAACCGGGTAATGCAGGAAGGACTGAGATCCAGTCTGGATCAGCCCCACTATCCCATATGTCATGTGAGATAGCAAGTACTCGCTGAAAGTACTTCCCAACATCTGAAGATACGAACGGAAACCCGAATCCGGACTTCTTAAATTCCATCGCTGCATCGTCCAGGTCAAGTGGACGAAGTTTGCCATAGCGATGATGAGCGTACAGAGACGACACATATTGGTTGGCATAGTCAACGGCCTCTGAGTTAGGAGGAAAATGTTGACGAGGCGCAAAATACAATCTAGCTTGCTTGTCTAAGCAATCGTCACGTAGGTTGTCAGTAAAGCAACCGTAACGGCGAGACCGCGTGCTAAACTTCTTCTGCTTGGACTTCTCAACGTCCAACAACCAATCTGGCAGTGATCCCAGGTTACAAGCATCAAAGATGTCCTGGGCCATCCGCGCTCGAGCAAGCGCCTTCTCATCTATACTCCCGTGTTTGTCAACCTGAACCAAGCGGGTGCTCAAATCCGCCTTGTTCCCTGATCGCAAAGTCCCCATGAGGCTGGCGAGTGCTTGCTCCGTCTCAATGGGAATCTCCAACTGGTCCATGGATGGACCCTCCGCGATTAAAAGTACCACTAACCTTGTCGTCGTTGTGAC